TTTCGTAGGTTAATTTTGTCGTGCACGACAAAATTAACCTACGAAAAAAGGACAACCCATGTCAGGGATTACCAATATCAACAATATGGCGCCGGAACTGCCGCTTCAGTTTTCTGAAGATTTGCTTTCCACGCCAATGTTTAACCTGATTCACTCCTTTGGATCGGATCTACACCATGCGCAAGCGCATATCGGCAAAACTACTCGGATGAGTAGATACGAAAGACTTTCCACCGACGGCGGACAGCTAGACGGTTCTGGTATTGATCCAGCTCCTGAAGTTGTCGTTCGTACAGATATCGACGCCACAATGGAAATCTACGCTAAAACCGTTGTTATCAACGAACAAGTAACTTTATACGAAAATGATAAAGTCTTAACGAAATTCACATCATTATGCGGTCAGTGGATGCGCGAGAAAGAAGATCTCTTAATGAGAGACCTTTTTGCTTCTTCGCCATCTTACATTAACTGCGTAGGCGGTGGAAACGGCGATCAGCCAAGCAACATCTCTAGAGCTGATATTAACAACATCGAACGAATCTTGCTCAACAACGATGCAAGAACGATGGTTGAGTCTATCAATGCAGATCTGAAGTTCGGCACTGCGCCAACTCGAGATGCATTCATCGCTCTTTGCAGCACCGATTTAAGCTCGGATCTGCAAAACGTGTCTGGTGTCATTCTGAAGAATGCATACCCAAGTCAAGAAGGACTAAGACCAGAGGAATATTGCTCAGTGAGCCGTTTCCGATTCTTTGTCTCTTCACGAGGCATCGCAACGCCTGGCGCATCTTCTAGCGGAGCTACAGTTTACAGCATTCCAATGTATGGACTGGAATCTTTTGCAAAGATCGAACAGAACCAATATTCCGCAATTCTGGGATACAGACCGCCTTACGTTGTTTCTAGCGTAGCGCAAAACTCACAGCTTTATGCGAAGTTCGCCATTGCGAGAGCCATCACTAACCAAAACTGGTTATCCGGTTTGAACGCAACAGCAGCAGCATAAGGGAGGATCTCATGGCTTTTACTATTATGACACAAGGCTCTTTCACCTCTACGGGTGTAGGGCAAAAGATTAATCTCCCAAGCTCGGCAGATTATTTTAGAGTGCAAAACCTTACTCAACTAGCTACCACACAGGCGACAGGCCGTGGAGTCATGTTTGAGTGGTACAACGGCTTAACCGCCGACGATAACGCGATTAAATGGAGTAAAACTAACTCCACTAGCGCTATGAATTTGAGCCTTGCTACTTCTGGTGGATTCACTTATGTGACTACTTCCCCAATCGTAGAGCCTCAAGCTGCAAACGCCATCACAGCTATTACAGCTGCGGGGCCTGCCGTTGTTTCTCAGACAAACACCTATTCCGAAGGCGATTTCCTGAGAATTTATAACACAACTGGCATGCTGCAAATTTCCGGCATGATTTTCCAAATCAGCTCGGTTTCTGGATCTGGTTATACCTTAACAGGTCTAGACGCATCCGGTTTCGCAGCTCCTGGAACAGCTGGTAATACTAGAAGAGTTTCTAAGTATGCAGCTGTAGAGCCTGAATATCTCTATATCACGGATATCAGCCAAGCACAGCAAGCAGTTGTCACGTTCTCTGTAGATCCTTCGCTCTTCTATGTCGTTGGCATGAAGATGTATTTCAGCGTTCCATCATCTTTTGGAATGGCCGAAATGAATAGGCTCACTGGAACAATTGTGGACGTTGACTCTACAAACTATCAAGTCACTGTAGATATCAACTCTTCAGCGTTTACAGCGTTTGCTTTCCCAGCTTCTACAGCATCGCCAACAGCTCAACTTTGGGCCGTTGCTGCGCCAGCTGGAGCACAGACATCCTATGATCCAAACACTATGGTTCAAACGGGATATAACTTCACGCTTCAACCTTTCCATACTGGGCAATTTACCCCTTACATGTTTTTAGCAGCCGGGGCGCAATCGCCTGCAGGAAGTGCTAATGATATAATTGCCTGGCAAGCCTTTAAGCAAGAGTAAAACAAGAGGGGGAGAAATCCCCCTTCAATCTTAGGTATTCAATGAAATTTGAGAAAAAAGTAACAGCATCCGGCGAAGAGCACGGAATGATTAAAACGCTGGCTAATTCTGTACCGGCACATAAATTTGAAAAATTTAGTCCCGAAAGGAAAACGCAGCTAGAAAAAGAAAAAGTTAGAGATAACAGCGTAGTAAGCGCCCGTTATATCAATCACAGAGGCCCCCACGAGAGGCTAACAAAGCCCTATATGCGATGGGCTGGCGATCCAATCCAGATTTGGCATTTGATCCCTGGTGAGACTTATGAAATGCCCCTCGGCCTTGTTGAAGAAGTGAATAAGGCTCGTATGCCAAAGCGCAGCGAGGTTTTAGATTCGCAGGGCGTTCCTACAAAAAAAGACGGTCAAGCAGTACAGATTCATGAGCTTGTCCCAGTAGGTTTTACAGAATTAAAAGCATCGTAATTTGAGGTCTTAGAGTATGGCTACACCAGTATCCCCAACAAATCCCACTGTTTCAGCTATACGTACTAAGGTAAGACGGCTGACCGCCTCATCATCCGAAAGTGCCCTCTCAACAACTCTCATCGATGAAGCGATCAACACTTTCTATAATAATGATTTTCCTTATGCAATCAAGCTTGATCAGATGCGCTCGGTATTTACGATCTTTACCACGCCTTTTCAAGACAAATATCCTGTAGATGTCAATTACCACCAATCGTTTAGAGATCCGGTGTATTTTGAAGGGGTTCAGGGCAATTTTTTCAAAGATCGAAACAGTTTTTATAATTTATGGCCTAGATGGCCCAGCAAATTCCAACCGATTGAAGGCGATGGCACAACCCAGCAGTTTAATTTTACGATCCAAGGGCCGTTTCTTTCCAATGAAGTTGTTTTAGGAGGAGTAGATGTTTCAGGCGTGGGGATCCACATTCATGACGATACTTTCGGTAATCTTTATTGCAATACTCCGAACCCTGTTGTTTCTGTTCCTGTCTACAATGCTACTTATCTTACCGGGCCTAATGAGGGAATGCCAATTCCTGGCATGTACAATGTAAATACTCAAAACCCCGGGCTAAACACAAAGATCTATGTAGGGACGGTCAATTACATTACAGGTCAATTCATTGTCGATACGGGGCTTGCTAACGTAACTTTCGCAGCAGGAACAACACCAACCGTGTGGGTTTCTACCTATAACCCAGGCCGTTCTTATAGCTGTCTTTACTGGAATAATTTTATCGAAGTGCGTCCAGTTCCTGACGATACCTACAAAATAGAAATCGAATGCTATCAAACACCCGTCCAATTTATGGAGTCTACGGATATCCCTATCTTGAATCAATGGTGGCAGTACATCGCTTATGGGGCTGCTATGGAGATCTTGAGAGAAAGACAGGATCTCGAAGGCGTCGAGAATCTCAGAGAAGGATTTATGAGACAAGAAGCCCTTGTGCTTGAGCGCCAGGGATCGGAAGAGATTGGGGTCAGAAACCAAACAATCATGAGCAGTTCCTTTTCCGGGCAAGGTTGGAACCAATTCGGTTACGGAGGTTGGTTCTAATGGGTAAGTACATGCCGACTTACATCAAGGCCATGCAAGAAGGTCTTGTACAGGAGAGAGTGAATTTTCTACTGCCGGATGATGCTTATCCCGTTTTGGAAAACGCCTATCTTTTCCGCGAGCGAATCAGAAGAAAATCCGGCTGCGATTTCCTGGGCAGATTTAGACGAGTTTTGACCGCTCAAGCCTTGGGAAATAGCTCTGCTTCTCCATGGTCTTTTAACCTCTTTACTCTAGCCTCTATCACAGAAACTACCGCTTCTTTAGAAATTGGTAGCACGGTTATTAGAGTTGCGACAGACACATTTGCCGATCAGGGTAATGGCACTTTGAGGAGGCAAGACGGAAATGTAGCCAGCACAATCAATTATGCAACGGGGGCCATCAGGCTCGAGATGCTAGTTGGGGCTGGAAATGCAGCGACTGCCGATTTTAATTATTATCCTGGTCTCCCCGTGATGGGATTAAGATCCAGAGAAACCACCAGCATTAACAACCAGCCAACGGTTGGGTTTGATACCAAATATGCCTATCAATTCGCAGGCAATCAATGGCAAGAGTTCATCCCCGGTACAACTTGGTCAGGAACAGACTACGATTTCTTTTGGTCAACGAATTACTGGGTTAATGCAAGCAACGAAAAACTTTTCTGGGTCACGAACTTTTCAGGAAGCGCAGGCGATCCAATACGCTATACGAATGGCCCCGCTGGTTCTTGGACAACTTTTGCCCCTCAGATTAGCGGAACGCCTACCTATTTAGAGCAATGCTTAACGATCGTTCCTTATCGCTCAAGATTGGTGGTCTGTAATACATGGGAAGGAGCCACTTTAGCTGGTTCAATTAATTTCCCTCAAAGAATCCGATGGGCAGCGATTGGAACCCCATTGCCTTCTCAAAATGCGAATGCTTGGCGAGATGACGTTCCCGGTCAGGGAGGTTACATCGATGTCCCTACCTCTGAAGATATTACCTCGGTCGGGTTTGTGCGCGATAACCTTGTTATCTTCTGCGAACGATCTACCTGGCAGTTGAGATATACCGGAAGATCGATCCAACCTTTTCAGCTCGAAAAAGTGAATACAGAGCTCGGCGCCGATAGCACATTTTCCGCCGTACAGTTCGACACTTCTTTAGTGGGCATAGGCGATAAAGGAATTGTCCAATGTGACAGTTTCAGTTCAAAAAGGATTGATATCAAGATTCCAGATCTTGTGTTCAATTTTAACAACAATAACCAAGGAGTCCAACGTGTTCAAGGCATTCGCGATTTTATCAAAAGACTGGCTTATTGGACTTATCCTTACGTACCCGATAACGGTCTTTCCACGACTTATCCTAATCGACGTCTAGTTTACAACTATGAAAATGATTCTTGGGCGATTTTTACTGATTCTATTACTGCTCTGGGGAATTTTCAGCCTGCCTCATCCGCTACTTGGCAAAACACCGTAGAGCCTTGGGAGACCCAAAATTATCCTTGGGTGTCTAGACCCTCTTTGCTTCCCACGATCATTGCAGGGAATCAAAAGGGCTTTACTTTTTACATAGACAATCAGATCGAAGGCTCTCAGGCCGACAACGATCCTACGCTAAATATTGAAGCGATCACAGGAAATGGAATCGCCTCCCCTGTTTCTGTGACTGTCACAAATCATAATCTAGAAAACTTTTCCATCATTGAAATCAGCGGAATTGTGACGGGGACAGATTTCGATGATATGAATGGGGGCGTTTATCAGGTAGAGGTAACAAGCGCAGACGCTTTCACTCTCTGGGTATACCATCCTTTTTCTCAAAATTTCTCTCAGCCCTATTTTCACGCCTCTGGAAGTTATATCGGAGGCGGTGTCATCGCCATCAGAGATAATTTCCGCATACAAAGCAAGAAGTTCAATTTCTTGGATGATGGGCAAAATATCCAGCTAGGATTTATTGATGTCCTTCTAAACACCACAGATAGCGGAGCGATCTCTTTAAACGCCTATATCGATTACAACGATTCCGATCCCGTCAATCAGCTTCCCCAGAACATAAGCCCAGACAGCTTACAACCCGACACTTTCTTTAATACAACTGTTCCCACTTCTCAAACAAGCGGCATCAACTCAACTAAATGCTGGCAACGGGCTTTTTGCGCTGCGAGAGGGAATTTTATCACCGTGGAATGGACTTTAAGCCCATCCCAAATGAACGGCAGTGAACAGAAACAAGACGTCCAAATCTTTTCTCAAATCCTATGGATGAGGAAAGCGGGACGACAATTAGTTAACGCATAGGTAAAATATGGTATTCGATCCCAACCGCCCGATAGCCTCAGAAAACTTATCTGATTCTCAACCTCTTTTGCTCTCGAACAACCGGGCGCTAGACACAAGTTTCGGCGTAGATCACTATAAGTTTAGCGATGCATCAGGAAATAACGGTTTCCATAACCAAGTAACGACTCCCGTCTTTGTGGACAACCCTGCCACTGGAAATCCCCCTGTAACCGTCGCAAACCCCGTTTTTTTCGGCTTTCAGCAAACAGCTAACCTTGGAGTGCTCCAATACTCGAGAGGCCCAAATAACGCCGTTATAACGCCTTTAACGAAGATCTATTCACCATCTACGCCAATATCCATTGGAAATAGCAGCTCGACACCTTTGCTAGATTTTACAGGGATTGTATTGGCGCAAGCTTTGGTACTTTTCACATACACTTTAGTTTCAGGCGGTACCTTTAATCAATTATGGTCAGTGAGATATCAAACAGGCCCATCAACGACCGTTGTATCATACAATACTTTTACTCCCGGGCTAACACTAGAATTTTCTGGAAGCGTTCTTTCGATTGTATCTAACAATGTGGGTGCATCAACCAATCTTTTCTGGACCCTTGATTTCCAAAGGATTCAGACATGACGACAAGCCAAAGCGAGAGCCTTGAATCTTTTCTTCCTATGTATCCTTTCATCCCCGAAGAATGGGAACAGGCAAGGCAGTTCTTAACCGAAACTTTGAAAATGACGGCTAATAGTACGAACGTCAAAGAGATCGGCTGGTATTTAGAAGAAGAGGTAATTTCAGGTAAGCAGTTTTTCCCTGGGATAAATGTTGAGACGTTACCAGGACAGTACCGAACCATTTTCAGAAAGGTTATTAATTTTTCTCCTTTGGCTATTGGGGTGAATTCAAAACCTCACGGCTTGACAATCGATGCAAATTTCCGTTTGATAAATCTTTATGGCGCAGCATCCGATACGGGCGCATTTACGGGAACGCCTATTAATCAGCCAAATATTAATTATGATGCTACAAACATTAACATAACCGCAGCAGCTGTGTACCAAGTGGCGCAGGCTGTTTTTGAATACATTTACGAGAGTTGATTATGAGTTCATCTAGAGATTTCTGGCTAGGAAGCCCAGGGAAAATACAACAACAATCTACGCTCGGCAAAGAACAGCAAGGGCTTTACCAGCAGCTTTTAGGTTCGGCGGGAGGCCCGCAGGGTGGGGCTTTTGGAGAAGCGGGCGATTATTATAGAAACTTGTTATCTAATAGGGGGGGGGATTTCGAAGCCTTTGCAGCCCCTGAGATGAGACGCTTTAAAGAGGATATCATCCCTAGCCTAGCGGAGCAATTTGCGGGCGGTGGGTATGGCGGTATCGGAGGAAGCGGGTTTAGAAATGCCGCGACTAGGGCCGGGACTGACTTATCTGAAAGGCTGGGAGCTATTAGGGCGGGGCTAAGGCAAAGCGCAGCTCAAGGGCTTATGGGTATAGGTCAACAGGGACTAGGAAATTACAATGAGAATTTCTATATGCAGCCTACAACTGGATTCTTGCCCGCTTTGAGCATTGCTGGAGCAAATGCAGCGGGATCAGCTCTTGGGACAGGTGCAGGCATGGCTTTAGGCAAGAAGTGGGGAGGGTAAAAAAATGCAAATATTACCTCAAAGAGACCTCGGTGGACAGATTGGACAGGCCTTGGGATCGGGGCTTTCAGAATCGTTTTCTAAGAATTTTCAAACTAGCAGACTTTCTAAAGCCTATAAAGATTTTCAAAAAGATTTTGACATTCCTAAATTGCTAAGAACACCTGGAGCTGCTGAAGCTTTGCCAAGTCTATTCCCTTACATGAAACAAAAGGCCGACCAAGCAGCAGCGCAAAAAAGAGCAGAGAGAGATAGTTTAGCGGCTCAAGGCATATCTACAGAAGGAGGCTTGCCGGGGGCTTCAAATGTGGAAGAGTTTGGCGCAGGAACGGAGGATAGATCACAAAAATTATTTCGCCCTACCGAGCAGCTTATTGAAGAAAATAAAGGGATTTTGACAGAGCCAACATCTGCGCAAATTAGAGATCTAAAAAATCAATATATGCAGGACAATCCCCTTTTAACTGATAAAGAAGCAGAAGAAAAAGCCAGAGACGAACTAAAAACAAATCGTGAATCTCAACAATCAAGAATAAATGAAGCTTTAAAACTTGCTAACGAAAATGTTGGACAAATACTTGCTACTTCAGGATTAAAAGATACTTCCAAATTAGAAGGTCAAATCTTAGAGAAAGTTGAACAACAATTAAAAGCCGACGTAATCCGAGGAAAAACACCAGATGAAGCATGGAACTCCATTAAAGGTGCTCTCTCTGACATGAGCGCAGCTTTAGCCAAATTAAGAGGCGGAAGCAAATGGGGATCGAAAGCAGAATCTAATATAAAGGCAGCTTACCAAAAATTTGAAGATCTGGGATTGGGGGATAGATTCCCATTATATGCAGCAGAAATGTTTGATATACCAGTAATGACAGCATCTCAAATTGTTGAACCAGTAAAGAACAAAGAGTTCATTAAAGATGCAAAGTTATTTAAGTTAGGAAGAAGTTACGATAAAATGGCTAATTCTATCAAACCAGAAGATAATATAGCCTCAATGATGGACTATTTGAGCGATAGAGGATTAGACATAGCAAAATTCAGAGACGCAGTTTTATCAAATAAAAAGCTATATGATAAATTAACCTCTACTCAAAAGACACAATTACTAGAAGCATTGCCAACGGCTAATGACATAATGGACAAAGAATTTTTTAAAGTAATAGGAAGAGGGGGATAATTTATGTCTGCTATTTTGAGTCCCATTTTAAATGCCACAAAACATTTATCAGAAGACGCGGGGCTGGGGCTATTGAAAAAAGCCTTTCCAAAGCTAAGCAAGTTTTTTTCTGGATCAATAGCCAAAGGGTTTACCGCCGGGCAAATCTTAAACTATTTAGGTGAAAAGTCGCAGGATAGAGATTTTCTAGCTAAGATGGACGATCTTTATAGCAAAGGAAAGCTAACTCCTGAAGAAAAGATTCTAAGAAAGAAGGAACACGAAAGAGGAAGGGTTAATAATTTGGTTCGTTCAGGGGCCGCTTTTGCTGGAGCTGCTTTGTCTCCTTTAGCTGGCGCAGCTTTATCCCCCGGCGGAGGGCAAGAAGCTCAATCGCCCGAAAATGAAATGATGCAAGCACAACAAGGAAATGCCCAACAATACGATCCCTTTTCTGCTATAATGCAAAAATTCCCAGAATTAGCCCAATTCATTCAAAGAGAAGCGCAAAACGGCTCGGATGCTTCCATGATTGCAAGACGCGCCAAAAGCCAGCCATTCGTACAAAAATACGGCCCCATGATCGACGAAATTGAAAACTCGATCGACGAGCCATTTGAAATGCTTTTAGAAAGGTTATTAGGATCTCAGCAGCCTAGACAGGCTCAAGGGCAACAACAAGGTCAAGGATCTCCAGAAGATAATTTATTAAGAGCCCTGCAAGAACTTAAAAAAATGCGCGGCGGTTAATGAATGAGACGGGGCTTATCAATTTCATTATGGGGCAAGCCGAGGCTATAATTGCTTCTGGTCGGCCTTTGTCTCCTGCTTTAATGTCGGAATTAACTGATTTCTTTCAAAGCGAGATACAGAGGGAAAAAAACGTTCCCCCCAATATCCCGCCCGGGGCAGAAAATCTTTGGAATTTATCGGGCGGAAAACCGGAAGCCTTCGCTAGCTACCTAGGAAATTATCCCGATAAAACAGGGCAACTATCCCAGCTCTTGCGCAATCCCGCTAGACTCGATAGAGTGATAGAAACGCTGGATAACGAGCATCCTGCCGGTGTTCCGCCTACAGAAGACGGATTTCAAAAAGCAACTCCAAATAGTTCTAACGTATATGGGTTTAATTATGATCCTAAATCAAAAGAGCTTCTTGTCAGATTTAATAGTGGATCTGTATATCATTACGACGATGTGCCTAATCACGTGTTTCGTATCTTTCAGTCCGGAGCTTCTCCCGCCAAAACCTCGGGTAGCAACCAATACGGTCAATGGTGGGTAGGAAAAACGCCTAGCTTAGGGGCTGCCTTTGCTGAGTATATCCGTAATAAGCCCTATCCATATCAAAGAGTTTCTTGAGGCATCCAGCCAAACTCTAGCGCCTGCTTTAATGTAAAAACTTTATTTATACAACTAGCCTCACTAGGTATTGTTTTATTCATTTCTTTTTCAGCCTCTTTAAAACCTTTCCTATAGGCGTCTTTAGAAAGTTCTTCTATGCAATAATCTAAACTGGGGCTATCTTCTAAAAGAGTTTCTATAGCTACTCTTTGCTCTCTAATGGTATTTTCCCAACTACTTCCCATAAATTCGGGTTGATATTTGGCCTTAAGAAGGTGGCAAAACAAAACTTTTAATCTATTCCTAAGCTCTTGTCTTTCTCTTCTGCCCATGCTTTCCATTTCCTCGGCTAAGTTCAAAAAATCTATATCTATATTTTGCCAACTATTTTCAGTTAATTTTTTTGCCTGATCGAAACACCACGCATGAAAATCTTTTTGATAACTTTGCTGAGTAGCCATATTTACCTTTCCTTATCCTTATCAAAGAGTTTCTTGAGGGAGCCAATCATCTTGTAATGCTTCTTCTATAGTAAAACACATTTCTTTAGGAAAAGTTTTTTTAGGAAGTCCTGTTTCTTCTGAAGCATCATATAAAGCGTCGTCATATGCATCTAAGGCCAATTCTGACAATTTATGTTTTAAAGAAGGGGTTTTTTTTAATCTTTTTTTAACTCTTCTTCTATGTTCTTGTATAGAATTTATCCAACTCTTTCCTCTTCTTTCATCTTGAAATTTCCATTTTAATAGATGAACAAACAAAACCCTTAGACAACTTTCCAATTCACAAGCATATGAATCTCCCATTTCTGTAATTTCCTCTACCAAATGTTCTATATCTAATTTCTCAAACTGCCTCAATTCCAATGCTTTTGCCTGATCCATAAACCATGCATAAACATCTTTTTGATAACTTTGCTGAGTAGCCATATTCACCTCTCCATGGACAGAAATTATACATGAAAACCGACATTTAGTCTATCAATTTTCATAATCTAAATTAATTACTTTGAAACTAATTGGGCAATGATTAGGTATGTTATATTGCGATCTTATAACAACGCCCTCTCTTTGTTTCCCATTCGAATACAAGCCTTCTCCTTTTAATTCTAACCCATCTTTTGAAAAGCAATAGCCAGTTTCCAAAATCTTTACGTTAGGGAATTTCATTTCTCTGCTCAAAATCTTAAGCTCGTCAAAAGAAAAATACCTATGGTTATGAATGTCATAAGCCGAAAACATAAAACCTTCTAGCTCAGAAAGCCCCATAGGGTTGCTCTGAATTTTAGGCCCGCAAGTTTCCCATTGAATCGTTACGCCCTCTGGTAAATTCTCTTCGACTTTGTATTTTTCAGCCAACAGCCAATAACCGTTATCAGAATTCCTTTCTAACTCAAGGTTTCTGGAGCATATGCCAAACGTCCCTTTGTATCGATAAGCAGTCGTCGATGATCCGTCGCATTTTTCGGTAATATAATACGCCTTTCCTACAAGTGCATCCACAAGATCCGCGTGCATCTGATAATTTAGCTCGTCTGTCTTAGGCAAGAATGCAGGAAACGGGCCTTTTGCTATTCCTTGTAAGTGAGGAGAGATAGGCTTGTAATATTTCTTTACCCCTAAAAGTTCTGTTAAATCTAAACCAACCTCACCCAACATATAAGTCGCTAATGGCACAATTAAAACTTCACTAGGAGCCCCCCTAAATCTCTGCATTTTTACGCGCCAATTTGATTTTTCCATGAATTTCAGTTCTTCACTGGGAGGAATAAGGGAATCAGGAAGGTAGACAGCGCACAAATCCCCCGCTTGGAATTGATCTTTCTTCACGATCCCTTTCCATTTGCCACCCGCTCCACATACCACAGTCGCCGAAACAATGAAATCCGCGTTCTCGATGAGCTGAAGATCAACAATTTTGCCGACATACACTAAAGGTTTGTAATCCATATTCCCTCTTTAAAAAGATTTAATGTTCATTAAATTTTATTTTATTTTACTTTTGCAATAAAAATTATTTTGTTGTTACTATCAGGCTAGCGTAATCGGGAATCGCCTCCCGTGAGTGGCCGTATAAAGACGACTCGCCAGCGTAAATTGAAATTTTTTAACTAAAAGGTCATTTATGTCTGTTCCTAGCGTCTCAACTAATCCCCTTGGCTATATGGGGACTAGTCCTTATCAAAATCCTGTTACCCTGCCTGTTTCCACTCGCGTTCCTAGCACTCATGATATTTACCCCATAAACACCGTTTGGCCCTATTCCAATAGCGGCACGATCAGCCTTTACACATCTCTTGGGGACGGCACGTGGGATCAAGGGGGAAATGCCTACGCGTCTACTACTACTCCGGGCATTGTACAACTATCCAATAATACCATTACCCACCAATCTTCTACCACGTTAGTGCCAAACGTAAAATCCATATTTGATTACGTGAACTCTGTAGCTATTGCCGGAGCGCCCGCTTGGTCTGAATCAGTCTCGGGAATTGGACAGCTCAGCACAGCAGCGGAAGCCGTCGCAGGAACGGATGATAACACAGCTATTACCCCCTTAAAGCTTACAGATCGACTAGCAGCCCCAGGAGCAATCGGCGGAACCACTCCAAACGCAGGAAGTTTTACAACTCTTGCAGCAAGCGGCCTAGCCTCTCTTTCCGGTAGCGCGACAGTCACAACAGGGGCCACAGCTCTTAATCTAGCTTCTGATGCATCTACTGGTGCAGTTAATATTGGCACAGGAGCTGGAGCTAGAACGATCACAATCGGAAACGTTACCACTTCAACTGCCGTCGATATCAATACCGGAACAGGTGGCTTCAATGTAGCCACAACGTCTACAGGTGATGTTGTTCTTAACTCAGCCGATACAGTGCTTATCGATTCAGCTGGTGTGTTAGAACTTAATTCTTCTGCCGGCGTAATCGGAATCGGTAACGATGCAGTAGCTCAAAATATCAATATCGGTACCGGCGGTGCCCAACGAGTCATCACCCTGGGGAATGGCACGTCTGCTAGCCAAGTAGTGATAAATTCCGGTACAGCTGGCGTACAAATTGGGGCAAATGCGATTGCTCAAAGCGTGACCATCGGGAACCAAACTGGCGCGAGCGCTGTGGTGTTAAATGCCGGATCTGCCGGTTTTACAATCAATGGAGTGACAAACTCCACCTATGCCGTTGGAGCATCTACCACAACTGGGACAATGACCATTGGCGGGACAGCGCAGCAAGGGCAAATCACGCTAGGATCATCCTCGGCAACTTCTACCGTATCCATTCAAGCCGGAGCAGGCGCATCCACTACCTTGATCGGAAATGGTACAGCCGGAGCCAACGTTACAAGCATCAATAATGGAGCTACAGGTGTCAACTCTACCGTGAATATCATGGGTGGAGCGATGACTGCCGGTACCCATGCGGTAAATATTCTATCAGGTAACTCAAGCGGAGGAACCGAGACGTTCAATTTAGCCACGGGAACGGGCGCAGCAGCGTTAAATATCGGTACCGGAACAACAGGCGTAAAAACCATTGCAATCGGTGGAACGGCGGCCAACGTCATAACCATCGGCAACACGCAAACAACTGGATCAGTAGCGATTGGAAACGCTTTAACAAGCGGAACTGTCACGGTAGGCGGTACAGCTGGCACAGGTACCATTACTTTAGGCGGTGCAACAAACGCCACAGGCCAAACGGTATCAATCAACAGCGGCGCCTCAATTGCCGGCCCGAACGTTGTGTCAGTTTTGGCAGGAGCTACACCAGCAGCCAACCAGACATTTAATCTGATGACAGGTGTAGGGACAGCGGGTACTTATGCCGTCAATATCTTGACAGGTAACTCCACTGGAACAACTCAAACGTTGTCATTAGCAACCGGATCCGCAGCTACAACGATCTCAATCGGTGGCTCAGGAGCTAACACCGTAGCGATTGCCAATACCCAAACAGGCGGCTCTTTGTCTTTAGCTCATGCGATGACAACGGGAAATATTACAATCGGGGATGCTCAAACATCTGGCACGTTGACAATCGGCTCAACAGCTGCCGGAGCAGGTTTAGCCAGAATTGTAGACGGAACCGGAGCGCAAACAGTCCAGATTGCAACGGGCGCCGGCATTAAAACCGTAACCCTAGGTTCAACTAATACCTCATCATCACTAACGTTAAATTCCGGTTCAGGTGGCATTACTGCTACCGGCGTGATTACAGCTAGTAGCAACATAATCATCAACGGAGCTGCTAAACAGCTTCAAGTCCATGGCGGAGCTGTTACAGACTTCATTGGAACGGGTGTTTTGACGGCCGGAACTGTAACGATTGCCAATACAAACATCAAGTCAACAGACAGAATTTTTATCCAAAGGACGGCGGTAAACGCTTCTACGACACTGGGAGAGATTCTGTACACAATTAGCGCAGGCGCAAGCTTTACGGTAACCGCAGTGATTCTAGGGACTCCGGGATCAACTCAGACTAACGATGTAAGCTCGTTTTCCTATTTCATTGTAGCACAGGTATAACATGCTTTATAGAAAACTTTATTTTGATGTGATTGTAAATGGACAATTTTATCAAATGATCTGTAATGAAGGATGCCAATTATCAGACGCTTTAATGGCAGTAAATGAAATTAAAGATAGTCTGGAAAAACAGATAGCCCAACTGGAATCTGTTCCGGAGGATGCTAATGTCGGCTAATCTTGATTCTTTCCAAGCTATCCCTTGTGTGTCTTTTGATCTAAGCGGCCTTACAGGATCTTATCAATCTCTGAACGGCTCGGGATTTTCCGACACCATTAAGATTATGAAAATCTACAACGGGTCGGCTGTAGGCGTTGATATTAGCTATGATGGCGTAACTAAGCACGATTTTTGGCCAGCTGGCGCAACTCTTATCATAGATTTTCAGACAAACCATTCTAACATTGCGTGCGCTCCCGGCACGCTTAATGGCAGAAAAGGCCAAATCATTTACGGCAAAACATCTAGCACATCAACGGATCTCCAAATCGCGGGGTATAGATGAGTCAGTTTTTTGTAAATGGAGGCGGTGGCCCAAGTCCCCCAGGAACAGTAACTCAATTGGATGGAAATAGCGGAAGCGCAACGCCAACCAGCGGCGTCATAAATGTCGTTGGAGTAGGCAATGCGACCGACGGCCTGTCCCTTAATGGGAACATTTTAACAAGCGGTTCGGGCGATACGCTCACCATTTACGAAACGCAAGCTCAGTATGTAACTAATTACACGCAAATAACCACAGCTGATTCACCATATACTGTATTAGACACAGATTATTATATTGCAGTTGATTCAACGGGAGGGCCGGTTATGATTTATCTTCCTTCCGCTCTTACATCCCAAAGAATGTTTTTGATTAAAGACAGATCAGGACTGGCGGATTCTAATTCTATAACTATTACAACAGCGGGCGGAGTTACATTATTTGACGGCGCAACTACTTATGTTTTAGATACAGAATACGAGGCCGTACTTTTGACTTTTGACGGCACATCAGCATATGAGGCGTTCTAATGAGTTCAGGCGTACTTTTTAATAATACTAACGCTGTAACCTCAACAGCAGCCGGAACAGCAGGGCAATATTTACAATCCCAAGGCGCAGGATCAGCCCCGACCTTTGTCAATTTTAGCCTACTAGTTGTTGCGTTAACTTCTGTAACCACAACACCCTACACAGTTTTAACGACAGATTATTATTTATCGGTAGCTACGGGGACAGCTAAAACCATTAGACTTCCTAATGCACCATCTACTGGGCGTGTATTTGTAATTAAAGACACAACCGGAAGTGCAAATTCAAATAACATTACAGTTACAACGGTTGGCGGTGTCGTCACAATTGATGGATCAACCAGCTATACAGTTAATCTGGCTTATGGATCTTTGCAACTTGTCTTCAACGGCACATCTTATGAGGTTTACTAATGGCATATAATCCAAAGGCTTTAACTGTAGCGCAAGGTGGAACCGGATCGATTACTCTAACGGCATACAATTTAGTTGTAGGTAATGGAGCGAGCGCTCCCGCTTTAGTGGCTCCCAGTGCAACGTCTGGGATTCCTCTTGTGTCAGGGGGATCAAGTGCCAATCCGAGCTATACCACCGCAGTTGTAGCGGGTGGAGGAACAGGCGTAGCCTCTACCACCGCTTACGCTGTCCTTTGCGGAGGAACAACGTCTACAGGAGCGTTACAATCTATTGCGGGAGTTGGCACCTCTGGACAAGTACTTACGAGCAATGGGGCTGGCGCATTACCTACTTTTCAGGCTGCGGGAGGCGGTGGATCGAGCACCTATTTTTCAGCTGCTCTAACAAATAATGCCTATGCAAATTCAACGGGAGACGGTACTCAGATCAACGCCGTTATATTTGATACAGTAAATCGCAATACAGGAAGTGCTTACAATAATTCCACAGGTGTATTTACCGCTCCTAGCAATGACTTTTATTTTTTTAATGCAGTCTTGTTATTTTCAAACATTAACCCAGCATTAAATCTTGTATTTAATATGTTTATCTATTCTAGCATTTTCATAGCTAGAGTAGAAGTAAGTGCGGCAAATATGGCTGCGGCATCTGACTCAGGACGACTCATTTACTCAATGGGCGGTGGTTATTATCTTACAGCAGGAACACAAGTACAGGTTGGTTTAAACGTAACCGGTTCATCTAAAACGGTTAACGTTGTAGGGCAATCGGACAATACATGTAACTTTTGCGGATTTTCATTACACTAAGGATTAAAAAATGTCATATGTAGGCGCAAAGCCATATCCAATCAGAGACGGAGGAACAGGACAAATTGTTGCGCCTTCCAACGGTCAATTGCTCATAGGGAATGGCGGGGCGTTCAGCGTTGCATCTCTAACAGCTGGCAGCGGGATCTTAATTAGCCCGGGCCCCGGTTCAGTGACCATTGCTTCTACTGTAGCGCCTCCCGTCTTAACGCCCGTATCATTGGCAAGGCTTACTTCTGTACAAAACAATGTAACGGGAGATGGCACAGATTATACCCCCATTATTTTTGATACAGCAGATACTAACGTGGGATCGGCTTATAATGCAGCTACAGGGGTATTTACTGTGCCCGCCACGCAAGCGTATGTTTTTTCCTTTGGATTGAGCGTACAGCAAATAGCCAACACCCATACTTTATGCAGATTCAAGATTGAATCTTCAGCTGGCGACGTCGCTTATGGATTTTACGGCAATCCTTATCCCATTGCTTACGGTGGACAAATAAATCTCTCGCAAACCGTTGTAATGTATCTTACGGCAAGCACTACCGTCCAAGTTTCTCTGCAAGTATCGAACGGAGCTAAAACCGTTGATGTCTTTGGGGACGCCTCTGGAAATTACGACAGCTGGTTCGCGGCTTATCTTTTGGCCGGAAATAATGGATCTACCAGTACTTTAGATTCCTTGATAGACGGATCTGGAAATGCAGTTACTCCAAACGGCGGGGCGATTACCTTTGTTGACGGAACGGCGGTCAGTTCTCTTACAGGATCGGCCAACCATATCACATTCGATGTCTACAACAGGACATACCACTCTATCCAGATAGGAAACAGCGCAGGATCTTTAGCCAACCTTTCTACGGGAACTTCTGGACAGGTTTTAGTGTCTCAAGGAGCTTCGGCAGATCCTTTATGGGTCACTTTAGGAAGCGTTGTAATTTGGATTTCGGTAGCAGGAACCTCCCAGCCCATGATAACTCAGCGAGGATATGTAAATCAAAACGCTGGCCTTACAACTTTTACACTCCCTGCTAGCGCGAATTTCGGCGATATCATAGAGATTGCAGGAGTTGGAGCGGGGGGATGGACAATTGCCCAAAATGCAGGGCAAAGCATGGTTGTAGGTTCTCTTACGTCTACTGTAGGAGTGGGCGGGTCTGTGTCATCTACCGCTGCCACTGACACAATCCGGTTCCTTTGCGTCACAGCTAACACAACTTTCAAGGCTCTAGATTGGGCCGGCAACTTAACGGTGGTCTAATGCCTACAAGCAACGATATTAATGCAAATTCAACCGGTCTAGTAAAATACGACGGAGCTGGAACGTTTAGCGGGGTTACGACAACTATCCATGATGTTTTGATCGGAGCCGCCTCAAATGGCATCGCGAATGTTGCACCTGGTGCGGTAGGCACGGCCCTAGTTAGCACAGGGGCTTCGGCTGATCCCGCCTTCCAAGTAGTCCCGGGAATTGGCGTAACGGTCAGTAACCACGCAACGCTCGTCGGAGCAGCCTCAAATAGCATAACGAGCTTGGCTCTTGGAACTAGCGGGCAAGTGCTCACGAGCAATGGGGCGGGTGTTGATCCCAGTTTTCAAGATGCAGCTACAGGAAGCGGAATCCAAACCTTGACCGATGGTTCGGCAAACGTTGTTTCTCCAACAGGCGGAACAATCACTTTTACCAATGGCCAGAATGTAGCAAACTTATCCGGCTCAGCAAATCATATCACTTTCGATGTTACCGGAACGTCTGCGCATGCCGTCCAAGTGGGAAATTCCTCGGGCAATCTAACAAGTCTAGCCACCGGCTCAAGTGGGCAAGCCTTAGTATCGGGGGGAGCTAGCGCAGATCCGGCTTTTGGAACTCTTCCCGTGAGTGGCGGGGGGTCGGGCTCGGTTTCTTTAACAGGAATTTTGACCGGAAATGGTACTAGCCCATTCACAGCCAGTACAATTTCACAATACGGAACGGTAATCGCCGGATCCTCAAATGCGGTGAGTAGCGTAGCTCCTGGAGCAGTGGGAACAGCCCTCGTAAGCAACGGCGTAAGCGCCAATCCTTCCTATCAAGTAATTCCTGGAATTGGTGCAACGCTCGGCGTCCATGACGTTTTGGTCGGGGGTGCCTCAAATAACATTGTTTCTGTATCTCCATCGACAGCAGGTCTCGTTTTAGCCAGCAACGGCGTTAGTGTCGATCCCAGCTTCCAGACCGTTCCCGGCGTTGGCGTAACGGTCAGTAACCACGCAACGCTCGTCGGAGCAGCCTCAAATAGCATAACGAGTTTGGCCCTTGGAACTAGCGGGCAAGTGCTCACGAGCAATGGGGCGGGTGTTGATCCAAGCTATCAAGCGTTGCCATCTACGGTTTTAACAGTCAATGCAGATAGCGGAAGCGCAACGCCAAGCGGTGGCGTTATTACCCTTTCAGGCGGCACTAGCGGGCTCACAACCTCTGCTTCTTCGGCTACTGTCAACGTCACAGGAACATTAAATGTGGGTCATGGAGGAACTGGGCTTGCGACTATGACCACTTATGCACTTTTAGCAGGTGGAACAACTGGGACGGGAAATTTACAACAAGTTTCAGGTTTAGGATCTTCGGGTCAAATCTTGATTTCTAACGGAGCCGGCGCTTTGCCTACTTGGCAAACAAATCCGATAACAGCGGGTTCGATAAATTTTTCATCCAGATTAAGCGGGACCGTATCAAATGCCACCGGAGATGGAACCTCTTATGTTTTGATTTGCAATACTATCTTGAAAAATACTGGTAGCGGCTATAATGGAGCTACAGGAGTTTTTACCGCTCCAGTTACCGGACTTTATTATTTCACTACTATAGTTTCTTTAGAAAATCTATCAGCAGGACATACAACCGGACTAGTTAATTTTTGCGGGCAAGCTCTTAATTCCAATCCTTTTAACATGGCCACAGCTACTAGTCATGCTGTAGCATTATGCTATACACAAATATTGCAGATGACAGCAGGAGGAACCGCAAATGTTTCAATCGCTGTGGGTTCTTCTACTAAAACCGTAGGTGTGCAAGGAGGTTCGGGCGTTACCGGATGTTTCTTCTCGGGATTTTTAATAGCATAGATCATTTCTGATCTACAGCGATTCCGATCACAATATCCCCGTCAATGCAATGGATGACGATATATTCCATTTCTTGACTATCGGGAAGTTGTGTTTTTTTCCTATGTACCTGATAAACGCATTCTTTATTAGCATTTAAGGATATCTCTAGTATTGGCTCTGCGTGTGTCATGGAATTCCTTTTAAAAACCCCTTCTCGGCAAGTTAGGAAAAACCGAAAAGGGAGAACCTATCTCTAAGGTTTGGCCTACTTTAATCGCTTGCAATATTTTTTTTCAATAGGCATAACCTATCCAAAAAGGGATGCCTCATGGAAAAAATAGAGCAAGCCATTTCTATATTGGGAATTTTAGCCCTTATGATATGGATCATGCACGTAGGCATTGAAATCATAAAAATCAATGATCGCTTAGACTATCTGACTTTGGAAATCGACTACCTAGAAAAAAACCTGGATCAGAGAAGCCAACCCAGGCCCGAGGAATTTACGAAGTAACTCCCTCATCATATGAACAGTAGTAAAATAAATCAATACCGTACTTTTCTATATTGTAATCATCCGTAATGAATATTTCGCCACAATTTAGGCATTCTACAACATCTTTATAAATACCCCTGATCTCTACTTTGCTAAAATGCTGAGCGCATCCCGGGCAGATAGACCAAAACTCGTGGTGATTAAAGCAGCTTTTTGCTTTAGTGGTCTTCATCGCTCTCTTTGTCAAAGTGCATTTCTTGCCAAAAAAGTACATCCACCCAACCGTCAGAAAGGCTATAGAAATGCGGGATCCCTTCTTGATCGACGGTTTCTAGCCATCCAAGGCAACTAAATACGGTCGCGTTATCCAAACATCTAAGCCGAACCCAGGTTTTTTTTTCTGGAAGCTCTATCTTAACATCGATCCAATCGTCAGGCGTAAAAGGCATAAAATCCCCCTTTTTAAACGCCTTATAGCATGTGGTAGATTTTTTTTAAGATTGAAAATATGAAATGTTTTGATATATTGAAGAGCTAGGCGATTGGCCTAGAAAACACGAAGGCCTTTTCCTTACTGAAGGGAAAAGGCCTTAAAACTAGAGACTCCCGACGCATGCACTCGTCAAGAGACCACCATCTTACCGAAGTGGTCGATTTAGTAGCAATACTAAAAAAATCTTGATTTTGTGGCAAGCGGTTCTCGAGGAGAAAAAGGGAATCCGAATGTCAGCAAAAATATTACTAGAAATCGAACAAGACCAAAAATACGAATTTTTTCAAAAATATGATGCGCTAGGCGATCTTCAAAAACAGATCTGGTGCAAAATAGTCGATTACTGCAAAGCCTATCCTTGCGCCTTTCCAAAACAGGCCAAGATTGCCCAAGAAGAAAAATGTAGTCGCAAGCACGTCAATAGAACCTTTAAAAAATTTATAGAGTTTGGGTGGCTGAAGCTAAAAGCCAGAGGCGCAAGAAGAACTAAAATATTGATTGTTCCTGATTCTTTTATCCAAATCGACGTAATAAATAGAAAATATTTCAAAAGAGTTGAGGTTACACGTGGTTCCGAGGGAAAGGTTACATCGGGAGGCTCACATAATACTTTTAATAAAAAAAAAGAGACTAGTACAGAGGCGGGTGAGATTGCGATACCGCATTATTTAGAAAAGCTACCGATCCCTTGGGATTCAAAGCTTAAATTGAGCCTTTTGCCTGAAAACATCTATCAAGAAACCCTTTATCAATGCGAAAAAAAGGCCAGAAGCGGCTTTTTTCCAGACGACCAAGTAAAATACTTTGTAGGAACAGCTGTAAAAATGGCTCAAAAAAACGGAATTCGAATAGATTGGATTAAGTACTACAAGACCCTAGATAGGGGAATGAGAATATAACGCTCAGAACCCCCCTAGAATCGATTAACGCGACCCTGGGGCTATGGTGACAGCCTAAAACAAAAGCAATCGAAAATAAGGGCTTTAGAAACAGAGTCGCAAAACGAACTATTCGGCAATTCCGAGTAGTTGGATAGAAAGTCTTTTTTTGATAATCTTCGGTAGAACCCTAACCAAAGGCGGTTTTATGAAACACAAGGAAGGCAAGAAAAAAGGCCTTAAAAGCAAAGTCATATCTCACGTGAAAGATGACGAGAAAGAAGTCAAAAGCCTCATGTCTAAAGACAAGAAGCTTAAGAGCGAAGTTAAAAAGTCTAAAGGCTGCTAGCGCAATTCCCCAACCATGAAGGGCGGGGGAGTAAACTTGCCCATGTAGTCGTGATAGAAAATGGATTCGGTTTGATTGAGGGCGGATATCATGGCTTCGTCTCGATCTATCCAACGGAAAAAATTATATTCCTGGTTCACGTAGGCAAAAAAGAACATTCGATTAGCCTTAGTTACAGCCATTTGATGTTGCATTTGCCATAGCCAATATTCAGGGATGCCCTTTTCTTCAATTTCTATGATCTTTTTTAGCCTGGGACACTTTATCTCTCCGATCATGGTATTTTCGCCTTCACTATAGTAGCAATCAAGAGAGGCAATCTGCCAATGCCTTTCTTCGCTTTCACAGCAAACAGGAATCAAAGGAGTGTCGATCTCCTTGGAAATCCACTCTCGGGCTTTTTCCTCCAGTGTCTTTCCCCTCTCGATGTCCGCATTTGTATAGCTTTCCTCGCCGTGGATTTTCCTGAGCCAAGCCCCATAAGGCGTTTTGTATGGATCTTTGCCCATGATAGCGGCGCACTCACTGGCTCCGATGCGGGATCGTCGCCAGTTGTGCCATTCTTCAGAGCCTTGGACTAAATCAAGCAGTTTCACGGGCTTTCTCTTGTCGTTTTTCTAGCAGCTTTTGCTTAATGTAGCCGTAATTCTTTTCTTTAATGCTGGCGAAAGAATCTATTTTATAGTGAGAAAACAATTTTTTTATGATCTCTTGATCTCCATCCGCTAGACTGTCTAATTCCAATGCTTGAGCTATCGTAACTCTTGGCTCTGGCTTGGCTGCTTTCTCCATCGCATCAATATCCTCGTAGACAGGAGGTTCATATTTCTGAGGATAGTTGTTCTGGCTTTTATATTGAGGGGTGCTCGCCTCGTTGCCGTCGTCATCGTCATCGGCAACAATGCCCATCGCTGCGCATAGGGCGTACCTTTTGCCATAGGTAATCGCGGATCCAAAGCCTTGGGCATCCTTTTTGATGGTGGGGATGTTTAACGGGCCGAATTCGATCCATTGGCCAGAGCAATGGACAACCCTCGTCGTGATGGCTATGCCTGCATCTGTTGACGTGACATCTTGCCATACGCTAAGGCCGTTATCAGTGATTGGCTTTCTGATCGATTCCCAAGAGGATGAGAGGTCGCTATAGCGGCTCTTGAAGTGAGGGTTTACGGAATCTTTTTCAGCGGGCTTCATGATTGCCTGAGCCAAAGACATCGCTTTAGCTATCTCGTTGATTTGTTCGGATGTAATCATTTTTTCACCTTAATCATCATAAGAGCTGCTAGGATACCATTTTAATTCCTCTGCGAGCTCGATTTCTTGGTCTGTTAATTCTACTTCTGGTAGTCCATCCCAAGGGCAATCAACCCCTGGGCGTATGTCGCTAACCGAATAGAGCGAAATGGGTCTAGGCATGACAATCCCCTACAAAATAATGTCGGTTTCTTTAACGTCATTTCCTAAATCCTCGATCTCTACACAGACTTTTTGAAGGTCTTTTAGAAGCCCCTCTGCCGTATAAGACAGATATTGCAAATCGACTCTGATACTGTCGAATCTTTTTTTTAGCTCTTGAATGCCAATAGATAAGTCACTATACTCTTGAAGTAGCATATAAATTCCTTTGTTTGCGTTGTAAGGCCGTAAGAATTCGTAGTTCTTACGGCCTTTTTTGTTTGTGCCGTTGTCGGCAATCTTTACGTGTGTTACTATATACCATCATGAATATTAATGGCAATTGGTTTGTATGGACAAAACGGTAAATCCCCTGACAAAATACCTCGAAAAAAAGGGAGAAAACAGGCTAGCTTTCTCGCGCAAATGCAAGGTTCCGGCGACGACAATTTACAGTATTTGCGGCGGTCGAATCCCTAACCGGGCAACAGCGATTCAGATTTGCAGGCACACGGACGGCGAGATAACGCCCGAGGACTTTGGATGGGTTAGAGAAATTAAGCCTTCGGCTAAAAACAGATTTATAAAAAACATCCATCGTAGTAAAATTATCAGGACAGAACAAAGAGGTCGCAGTGAAATCTTGGAACATGGAAGAAATTATTGAAAGGAATCAAAAGCTTTTAAAAAGACGTTCTTATAGGCTGGCAAGAGATCAATGGGTTTGGAAAAATGTGATTGAGATGTATAGCAGAACGCCTAAAGTGATAGAAAAGAAGAAGAAACATGTGCAGACAGAAATTTTTGAGTTTATAGGATAAGAAATGCTTAATTTAAGTTTAATTTTAGGATCCAGTGGTTTGCTGGGATTTATTTTAATGTTTTTTTGGATTGGTAAATGGATGGGAAAAATTGAGGCTAGATTAGATGGCTTTGATAAAAGATTTGATTCAATAGATAAGAAATTTGAAGCCCTGCTTCAGGAGATTAAAGAAATCAAAATATCTATTCAAAATATGGAATCGAGAGTGGCGCGATTAGAAACTCAAGACGAAGAGCGATTTAGGAATGAAATCAAATTGCTTGTTTCTGAGAGAAAAAAAGAAGGATAGACAATGGATTGGTTTAAAAAACACGTAGACACCGCAGTGATATTAAGTGGCATTCTTGGGTCTGTTCTTTGGATGAATGGCAAGTTTAATGAGATTGAAAAAGAGATCGGCATAATAAAGACTGAAATGGCAGTAATGAAGACTGTTTTAACGCAGAAGCATTAAACTTTTTTCTTTCCTATGTAAAATATTTCTCATTAAATTGGGCAAGCATAATCTCCATTCTTTCTTCGTCGGCTGCCCATTTACTAACATCGCCAGCTACAATTGCGGAATCATTTTTAAAGAATATGCCTTCTAAGATGTCCTCCGCCAATTTGCCCAGATTAATCCTATCTGGTTTAGTGACATGGAATAATACCTTATTGCTTTTCTTCAGATAAAAACTCATATCGCAGCGCAAAGGGCCGGTTAAGAATTTTCCTTTATATGCGCTTCTTAAAAGAGACTTAACAAACTGCTTGTACTTTGAATGTTTTGAATAAGCTTTCCCTCTTGCAATCCGTGGCGCGCTCCAGGGGATCGGCTTCAAAAATATTGTGATAGAAATAATTCCGTTCTCGAGAGTTTTGATCTTAACTAATTCTTTTGCCATTTTTAGCCTTGACTATGTTGTAAATATTTTAATATACAAAAGGTAAAAAAGAGGCAAACTTAATGGCTGATATAAACTGGAAGCTCGAGAAAAGAAAAATTAAGGAGCTGAAGAATCACCCAAAGAATCCGCGCAAGATGTCTAAGCATGACGCTGAGCATTTGCAGAAGTCCCTCGAGAAGTTTGGATTAATCGATAAGCCTATTATTAACACAGATAATAAAATTATCGGTGGCCATCAGAGATTATCTGTTCTTAAAAAGATGGGGCTAGAAGAGGTTGAATGCTATGTGCCTGATCTTTATTTGTCTGATGAGGAAGTCGATGAATTAAATATAAGATTGAACAGGGCGCATGGAGAATTCGACTGGGATATTTTGGCAAATGATTTTGAATCAGCTGATCTTTTGGAATGGGGCTTTCTGATTGATGAGCTAGTGGGCGATGAGCCAGAAGAGCTAGAATCCAAAGAAGAAGAACCCAAAGATAAAAAAACAAAATGCCCTAATTGTGGACACGAATTTTAATAAGAGAAAATATGGCTAGAAAATCAAAGAGCAATCAAATGGGATGCCCAAAGAAAGAAATTAATTGGGAACTTTTCGAACAGCTTTGCTCTCTTCAATGCTCGCAATCAGAAATAGCTTCGGCTCTTAAGGTTCACCCCGATACTCTCCGTGATCATGCAGTCGAAAATTATAGAGAAGATTTTTCCGAGATATATAAAAGGTATAGCGAGAATGGAAAATGTAGTCTAAGAAGATACCAGTTTATCCAGGCAAAAACTAAGCCCGTAATGGCCATTTGGTTAGGCAAACAATGGCTCAAGCAGACAGATAATAATATGGCCGAAACCCCCAAGAACGATCAGCTCTTAAATCAGATCCTCGAGAACATCAAGAGCCCTTCTTTCAGCGAGACAATTTTAGATTTGACAAAAGCAAATGCTACCCTACAAGATCAGGTAAATGCCCTACAAAAGCAATTACAGGAGACTTTAGATGTACGAGAGAACGATGCCGGACTTCGAACAGACCCTGAAGTTTTATGACGATATTAAGCCATATATAGAAAAGCACTTGGACGATGAGCAGCACTTTGAATTCATCGGGCTATGTATATCGGAGTTCTTCAGGAACAAGCACTTTCACATTGATAGCTTTATGCGCTATTTAGCGGCTCTTGAAACTCACGCGATAGTTACCACTTTCCAGCCTTCTTATGAGAACCAAGATGAAAAGATCGTAATCGTTGCTCATAAGATAATTGATATATGCCGGAAGTTTCTCACTCATAAAGAGGCGGAAACGGCCCTTCTGAGGTCGTTCTTGACCGTGACTACCGACGATCATGAGTTGAGTCCTATTATAGATGATTTTTTAGACAAAGATTTAGGTTCCTGAAAAGCCAAAAAAAGGCTAGAATTTGCGGAGGCAAAATCGCAAACCGATCAGATGGAAATGGAGTTTTGACATTTGGAATTCGTAGAGTTTTTAGATAAACATTGGGGTATGATTGTGGCTCTTATTGTTTTTTTTATTGTTTATACTGATTGAAGGAAAATTTAATGTCTGGTCGAAACTGGGATGAAAAACCTAATCAATGCTGCTATAAAGGCGAATGGTTTGATACTGCCGAAGAAACGATGGAATATGCCAAAAAATGGCCAGATCTACAGGTAGATTTAGAGAAATATAGAAAATTTCTAGACAACCGTTTTGAGGAAGCTAAAATGAATCTTGAGATGAGAGGGTCGCTTACTAATCGTGAATCGTATAAATTATTATTTTTAAGTTTAGATATGTATTAATCACACGGAGAAAACAAATGAACTTTGATGAAGTATGGAAAATAAGAAATTGGATCTATATAGCATGCATAGCGATACTTTCGATAGTTGCTTTTTACTTGTATGTGATTAAAGATCAAGAATATAAATATTTAACACAATTTTGGCCGCCGGATTTAGTACCGCATCCGAATTTGCCGGAGACTTTGCCTTCACCACTTCCCCCTTTGAAGTATGCGTGAGCATAAAATGTATTTTTTGATTTTGATAGCAATGGTTGCTGTTTTAATAATACCAATGGGAAAAGATGGATAAAAAACCGACAGAACCTTTTGAAAGTTGGGACGATATTATTAGAGATATGTTTTTGTCTACACTAGAAGCCGCAAAAGAAATAAAACCAAATACTTTTGAATGGACTTTTGTTTGGAATAGTCTTTATTGCTATAAAGCATATGCGGAAAGTAAATATGAAGACGACCAACATTAGCCCCCGTATGCAAAGATTCAAAGACGCTGGGCTTTTGGGGTGTTTTGATGGATCTGGTGTGACCTCGGAGAATTGTAAGGATGTTATGAATGAATGGAAGTTGTTCACAAAGATAAAATACGCTGCTAATCCTCTGAGTAATTTTGCTGCGCCCTTTGACTCAAAGCCGTTTTTAGCTTGTATTTGGGGGGAATGGGTGGGACAAGCAATATACGCTAGGCATTATGACGCTACTGATAATAGATGTCCTGGGAAATACGAATTCTTTTATGTAACACAAAATCCCGAAGATGAAGGATGGAAAATTCATATATCGGAAGATCCTTTCCCGATCACCCATTGGATGCCATTACCAAAATCGCCAGAGAAAATTACATGAAAGATGAAGAAGATCAGCTAATTAAAGCCCAAATATTATTAGACGAATTGATAAAACTTAATTCAGACATTAAACATGGGCTGTGGATAGCTGTGTTCTTAAAAGTAACGGCTACGTCAGTTCAGTACAGCGGTGTTTCTCATGAGGATTTTTGTAAGTCTTTGGATGATATAAAGGATTTCTATAAGTATCTTTGGGATGAGAAATGATCATCGATTGCATCAGCGACCTTCATGGCCATTACCCCCAACTAGATGGTGGCGATCTTTTGATTGTGGCGGGGGATTTGACTAAAAATGGGACATTGGGCGCGGTCAATCGGTTTAAAGATTGGATCTGGGATGCCGGAGCAAATCTTTACAAAAAAGTCGTAATGATAGCTGGAAATCACGACAACTGTATCGAAGACAGAACCTTTTTTAACGAAGACAAAAGATTTTGGGAACATCCGGTTGTTTCTTATCTCGAAGACACCGGCACAGAATTCGAAGGCCTAAAGATCTGGGGAAGCCCTTGGACGGCGTATTTTGAAGGAATGAACCCTCATTGCATGGCTTTTACAATCAATGCGGGCTGCGATACTGATGATTGGCTTGCAGAAAAATGGGCATTGATCCCAGAGGACACAGATATTTTGATCACGCATAGTCCTATAAAAGGAATTCTTGACAAGACAGTAAGTAGAGAAAACGTTGGTTCTTTATCTCTCAAAATGGCCATTTGGCGAATGGAGAAACCACCTAAATTAATAGTGACAGGGCATATCCATGAAGGCTACGGAATCCATAGAGAAATATGGTATCAGTATAGTGAAGATGTATTTGAGCAAATTATTGTCAACGCCTCGCACGTCAACGAACGCTATGAACCCGTGAATAAGCCGATAAGGATAGAGATATAATGGGAATGTATTGTTGTTGTGGAGTAAAAAAAAGAAGTGATGGATGGTCATGTGAATGCGATTGGGAAGGTTGGTTTTTGTGTTTTGAAGTTAAAAATTTACCAAAAAACATTACGATAAAAAAATATCCAGAAAAAAACGGAAAATACTTAGTAAGAGTTTTTGAAGATGGGGACTACAATGAAGATGAGAGCGAATTTTCCACTATAGAAAAAAATTGGGAAGAACCTACTAATCAAGCTATATCAAAGTGGAAAATTGAATATAGTGACAATTGGACGGGATACAGAGGGGTGTATGCATGGAAAGAAATAATCGATAAGGATTGAACTATGACATGGGTAAAACTCTCAGAACGAAGACCCGAGACTATCGGGTATTACAACGTCGTGCGATATTATCCTGGTATTCCTTCGGCTACATTTTTTAGGCCGATTCCTCCTTGGAAAGAGATTAAATATCTTCTCTGGAATCAGAAAATGAAATTAGAAGAAGAATACGCGGATCGATGCGTTTATAAAAAATATGAGTGCTTTGTGACAGAGCATAATGAGCCTGTAGATAGGCAAGAAATCCTTTACTGGTATGAACTTGATCCTATTCCCGAGGAACAGTAGCTCTTTTTTTGGCCAAACATTCAAATATTTCCTATCAAAAGTTGTTATGATAAGTAACATTATCGTAGCGATCTGTTAATTTTTCCCAGTCTAAAAATATTCCTTGCAAATCTTTTCCCAAAATCTTAAAAGAAAAAAAGACCCCATTTTTTCAAGGAAAGATTATGGATAGCAAAAACAAATCGTTTTTAAATGATTTAGATTCTCACGTGCATTGGGCAATTCAAACGAGCACGAACATGTTTGAACAAATGGCCCGCCTTCAAGAGCTGATAAACGATTATAGATTTGAATGTGACGAAGATTTTTTAGAATTAAAAAAACAAATCACTCTTTTCCCGGGTGCCAACCCATGGACTCGAGAAGAGCTTTTGGAAAAGATCGAAGACTTTCCCACGCTGATCGGCGTTAAAGACATGGTTGACTCGGAAATCTATAACAGCAAAACAACTCTGAATAAATATTTTTTACAAGGGAAAATCCCGTTCGAAGTTTATTCAAGATCTGGGAATCGCAGGTTCTTTATAAAAGAAAAACTATTGGAGTACATTAATGAAAACTTCTCTTAAAAAACCCAGCTTGCCCAAAAACATTTGTCGCATGTCTCTCGATCTCGACATACAGTTGCATAAGAAAGTCAAGATTGCAGCCGCTAAAAAGAGAGTGTCAATGAGATCTCTAGTCGTAGACATCATTAAGGAACATTTTATGGGGCAAAAGGCATGAAAAAGTTAATTGCTCTATTGCCCTTATTGGGTTCCTGCATGCACGGGGATTTGAAAATCGATTATCTAAGGGAAAAAGGAAAGCCTTCGATTTTAGAAATGCACGTAGATTTTTCGGCGGCAGATGACAGCATAGAGATCGAGTCTCCTCCCACGCTTGACAACGCATTACACAAACAAATTTTTACATTCTGAGGCTTGATGGCTAGAAAAATTGCGTCAAAGAGCGCAACCAAGGCAGACGTTTTGATCCAAGAGTTAAAGGAAAGTGTTGATAGCAGAATCGCTGAAATGAACCGCAATGTTTCGGCCTTCATGGATAAATCTAGGAAAATATTATCGAGAGTAGAAGAGACCGTTGTAGACAATCACTTATTGATTAAAGAATACCATATGTTTCTAGATCAGCTTTCCCACTCCAATCACAACCTAGAAGAAACTCTTCTGAATGTTCTGCTAGCAATTCGGCAAAACGAATATTTGCAAGCCTGGTATCCGGCTCAAAATGGCTGCAAAGAAATGAAAGTTACGGGCCAGCACCCAGCAAAAACAAAAGAAAACCACGAGGAAAATTCATGTTGGTAAAAGTTAAAGGAAAAATAGAGAGCATTGAAAGAATCCGCGAGATAACAGTTGATGATATCTTTTTACAAGATGTTTACGAGAGCGATATTACGGATATGATAAGAGTTATTTTTGGAATCGCTATTTCAATCGCGACAGAAGAAGCGGTGAAAAAATATTCGCTTAGTTATATAGCTAGCCGAGAAGAATCCAACCTAAAGGACATGGAAGCGACCAAAGAAAAAATAAAAGACTACGCCCTAGATAAATTATGCGAGATTTTTGGGGTTAAGAATTTAGAGTACATTTAATGTCCTTATCCGAAAAACAAATCAAAAGCATTCAAGAGGCAATCCGACGCTTTAATATTTGGTGTGGCGCGGTTAGATCTGGCAAGACCTTCGCCTCTATTTTAAAGCTCATTGATCTTCTGAAAAATGGGCCTAAAGGGGATGCAATGGTTGTGGGGGTGAACCGCGAATCGATCCAACGAAACGTTTTGAATTTGCTATTCTCCTTATTAGGCGGTGCGCCCCCCTCTTCTAAAACAAACTCCACGAAGGTTTACGGTCGCAATATCTACTTCGTGGGGGCTCATGATGAATCAGCAGTTAGAGCAATCCAAGGTTCTACCCTCTCGCTTTCCTATGTCGATGAGATCACCTGTATCCCTGCGCCATTTTGGAAAATGCTGGGCTCTCGTCTTAGCGTACCGGGCGCACAACTCTTAGGCACGACCAACCCAGAAGGCCCAAGCCACTGGTTCAAGAAAGAGTTCTTAGACAGAACCGACCTGGATCTGATTTGCTGGAATTTCACGCTCGATGATAACCCTTCTCTTGACGAAGCTTATAAGAATAATCTAAAAAAAGAGTATACTGGGATGTGGTATAAACGCTACATTCTAGGGGAGTGGGCGGTTGCCCACGGTCTAATTTACGACAACTTTGATGAGTTAAACGTCTATGAAGAGCCGCAAAATCAACCAAATTACTATATCGTGGGAATCGATTACGGTACTAGCAATGCTACTGCTGCCGTTCTATGCGCCGTGACGCCTACCAGATGGCCACAGATTAGAGTAGTCGAAGAGTATTATTACGATTCCGTGATAAAAGGAAGGTCTAAGACAGACGCAGAGCTAGCGGATGATATTTATAGATTCGTAGAGTATAAGACGGTAAGAGCAATCTATGTCGACCCCTCAGCAGCAAGCCTAAAGCTGGAGCTAAGAAACCGCAATCTCCCTGTATTGGATGCGAAAAACGATGTACTCGAAGGGATCAAGGTTACCTCTAAATTCATCGCTGGCAAAAACCTTGTTGTCCATAAATCATGCCGAACTCTGATTGATGTCATTCAATCTTATTCATGGGATCCAAAAGCAGCAGATAGGGGTTTAGACAAACCTTTAAAAGAGCATGAGCATATTTGCGTTTCAGGAGATACCGAAGTATTAACGGTTTCTGGTTATGAAAAAATTAAAGAATTAGAAAAACATCGCAGAGGAGGTATAATAAATTTTAATAAAGGTTTGTATAGACTGGAGTATTCTATATATAAAAATGTTTTTTTGACTAAAAGAAATGTAGAAGTCTGGTGTTTAGAATTAGAAGATGGGAAAAAATTGATTGCTACGCCTGACCATAAAGTTATGACAGCCAACGGAATGAAGATGTTGCAAGAATTGACTCTTTGCGATATGATAATTACATGCGATATCAAGAACATTTCGGAAGAAAATTTTATCAATGCAAAAGAACGGGTTATTGGATCTCTACCAATTACCCAAGAGTAAGAGCTCATACTTGGGTATGGGAAAATTTAAAAGAGAAAGTTCCTAAAGGAATGCATTTGCACCATATTGATGGCGACAAATCTAACAATTCTATAGACAACTTAGAGTCAGTTTCTCCAAAAAAACACCTAGAATTGCATGCATCTCCACTAAGAACGGAAAAAAGAAAGCAACACGTTGAAAAAATTAGACATTTAACAAAGGCATGGCATGCCAGTGAAGAAGGAAGAAGGTGGCATTCTAATCACGCATACAATTCCCTTCCGACAGTTATGGGCGTTGAATATGATTTAACATGCGAACAATGCCAAATAAAATTTAAGGGCAAAAAATCAGATCAAAAATTTTGCTCTAATGCGTGCAAGTCTAAATTTAGAAGAGATGCAGGTTTTGATGACATAGAAATCAAATGCATTTTTTGCGAAACGAAATTTAAAAGGAATAAGTATGCAAAAGGAAGATTTTGCTCTAAAAGCTGTAGCTATAAAAAGTATTGGCAGAGTAGAAAATGAAGATGTTTATTGTTTAGCAACTGAAACGAATGGCAATTTTATAGCAAATGGCATAGTTGTGTCGAATTGCGACGCTCTTCGCTATGCCATCTACTCCAACTTCCCCACAGGCCAATTTTATGTCACTGGCGAAAACATGACCATTGATCAGATTCGGCAACAAGCTTATGGCGACGAGCCGTTTATTCTAAATCCGGGGGCAGGGGGGTATTGTTAATTTTTTCACTCTTATTTTCGATTGGATTAGGATTTCTCCAATTGTAAATATCGACAAACATTTGCATATATTCACTGATAGTAACGCAACGTCTTACCGCATTCACTTTAGTAATTACCTTTTTAAGAAATATATCCATATCAATTTCTTTTGATATAAGAAAAGCCATCAATCCGCTTTTAAAGAACGATTTATTTATAAAATCGCAATACCGTTGCGCCTTTTCCTGCCATAATTTCTATCTATTGTAGGTTATTTTCTTCTCTCTTCAATCGCGCACAATCGTCCATGAAAATCCTTCATTTCATTCTGAATTGCTCTAAGAATATCCACCACATCGCGCCTCAATTCTTTCGTTTCTTGGTCGAAATGCCTAGCGTCTGCTCTGGCCTCTGATCTCACCCAAATAAATACAGGGAACATCCAAGCCATATTCCCGAACGCTATCACTAAAATTTGTATCCAGCTCATTTCCATAACTTTTCTCCTTTTTCATGGAACATTCTACCAAAACTGTCGCCCACCGAGCAACGTGAATTTTTTCTTCACACGTTTGTTTTACAATAAAATCTTTTTTATTATATTGTGTGATTCAAGAATAATTTATGGTAATGTCATCGGCTCATACGGAAACGCTTACTATTCTGGCAACTACATAGATCCAACGGATGTCGGTGCTAAAAACATCCGCCAATTAATGGATCAGTTTTACCAGTCCTCTTACCCGCAAAATGCTGCCTATTGGGTGCAGGCTGCCATTGACAAAAGGTTCAAGGCTGGCGATCAGTCTCTTTGGTCTATGCTCTATGGAGAAAATCAATATTCGCAAAACAGAAAGTTCTTTTTTAATTTAATAAGACGTCAAATCAATATGATTTGCGGGCATCAGCGTAGAAATAGAAAGTCCACCATCACTTTACCATTACACGACGAAGACGGATTAGCAGATGATTACAACGCCGTTTTAAAATGGTGCGAGGAGCGCGATGGATTTCAAGAGTATTTGTCACAAACTTTTGAAAATGCAGTGGATTGCGGCACTGGTCTTCTCCATATGTATCCTGATTACGTTAATGATCCTATCAGTGGGGACCTTTATACGGATTGCGTTGCACCCTTTAACTATTTGATCGACCCGTTTACCCGCAAGATGGATCTCTCTGACTGCAATGGCATATGGCGAAGAAAATGGGTCACTAAAGAAGTGGCCAAAACCCTACTTCCTTTGCAAGACAAAGAGATCGACAAGTTTAAACCTCAAGGTGCAAAAGACGGTAGATTCCCCCTACAAGCCGAACTAATCAACATCAACACTTCCCAACTCTTCACCTACGACGAATTCTATTATAGATCGACGCGCGAAGCCACCATGATTATCGATCCCAAGTCGGGTGAATCGATGGAGTGGGAAAAAGAAGACGATGAGCTAGAAGATGAAATGCAAATGGTTCTTCGCGCTCAACCTTGGCTAAGAGTCAAGAAAATGCAGATCCCAACGGTTAAACTTTGCATCTGCGTAGGCAATACACCTCTTTACCATGGTCCTAACCTCCTAGGCACTGATGGCTATCCCATGACCCAAGTTGGCTGTTATATAGAACCTGACATTCAAGCATACGCGTGGAAACAGCAAGGAATTATTAGGGGCCTCCGTGATGCGCAATATTTATACAACTCCCGCGTTTGTATTATGGAAGATATATTACGGTCGCAAATTAATTCAGGTTGGGTTTATCCGATTGATGCTGTAGTTGATCCAAAGGCCTTCCGCCAAACAGGACAAGGGTTTTTAGTTCCTTTAAAGGCAGGACATACAGCAGCCGAGCTCCAGCGAATTGAACCGCCTGGAATCCCTCAATCCATGATGGATTTAGCCCGTATGCTGCAAGAAGATATGACCGCTATCTCTGGCGTTAACGAAGAGCTTCTAGGGGCTGCAACAGACGATAAGGCGGGTATCCTTTCAATGCTGAGACAGGGCGCGGGGCTCACAACGCTGCAGACGATTTTCGATAAGCTAGATTATTCCCAAAGGCTCTATGGACAAATCCGCATCCAAGCGATTAGAAAGAATTTCTCGAAGGGCAAAATAGCAAGCATTCTGCAGAAAGAAGCCGACCCCCGATTTTTCAGCTCTCGATCTCTCAAATACTCAGTCGTTGTAGAAGAAGGAAATTACTCAGCCACACAGCGTCAAACTGAATTACAGCAGCTCTTATATTTCCGCGAACTTGGTATGCCGATCCCAGATAAGAGCATCATGAAAAAAGCTATCATCACGGACAAACAAGAGATCTTATATGACATGGAAGAGCAGAACGCTCAACAGCAGCAAGCGCAACAAGCACAATCACAGATGCAGGCCCAAAAAGACCAGGCAGACGTGATGGCTAAAGTTGCTAAGTCAAGATTAGATCTAGCAGGCGAGAAAGAAAAATTCGCTCGCATTGATGAGATCGAAGCATCCGCAGAGCAAAAGCAAACGGGAGCTGATCTTGATCTAGTTCGCATGATGATAGAACTCGAGGATATGCAGTTAAACAACTTCAGATCTTCTTTCGAGATGGCACAGGCCATTAAACAAGCAAACCAACCTCAACCTACGCAGGAGAAATTAACATGAGCAAAAAAGAAGGCGGAAAGGGCATGAGAAGTGCCACGTTGCCAAAAGAACATTTTGAGAGAAAAGAGCCTCAGTTAGATGGAGCAAATCTCAAATACGGTTCCGAATTTGGCAACCCCCAAGATCTTGACAGATCCAATAAGGATTTGGCCGGATACATGAAAAAACATCGCATGAAATATTAAGGTTATTTAATGGAAAAAAAGCCCTACAAAAAAGAACACATGCCCAAGGATAAGCATTGGGAAAAACAAGTAAAAGTGTCTCTGGCGGGTGGTAGTACTCCAGATGGGGCATTTTTGCCAAAGTTAGCACGAGAAAGGCCAACCCCTCACGTGAAAATTAACGAATGCGACCATTAGACGAACCTACCGCCGGAGCCCTTAGTTTAAAGGCTTCCGGCGACTTACATACCTATGATCCTTTAGAGATCGCCCATGGAATGACCGATAAGGTTATCCAAGGGATTTCTGAATGTATTGAGGCGCATGAAAACATCTTTGGCGAGGATGAATTTTTTGTCATCTTGCAAAGAGCATCAGACCCTTTGATTCAAAATGTAATGAGGCAAAAATTCTATGCAGATCTCTTCATGCCCGAGCCAAGACCCGAACAAATGGTTTGCCTCTACAGTAGAAGAACGCTGGAAGTCAAACGCCTCTGGAGTCTGCCGAATGCAAAGGTCATGGCCATTATCTCAGAAATGCCCTGGGTCGATCAAAAATGGGTCAATACTAAGTACTGGTGCGACGCCTTCTTCTCAGGACAATTCTTCGAGCGCATCCGAGACCAATATAAAATTGATCACCTATCAAGGCGCGAATATCTAGATGCTAATAGAGAAAAGATCGTTGAGTCTCGCAGCGATGATTTGCAATCCCCTTTCGCCAAGTCCCGGAACCGCTTCGAGGTTGGAATCAATGAAATCGTAGGCCCTCTCGAAACCGGCACGGAGGAGGGTATTTTCTAGTTTTTTTGGAAGACATAAAGCACTTATAGGCATGTTGGCCCCCATGTAATACAGGATCTTCCTGTACCTCTCTAAAACTTTGGTTGCCGCTTCCTTATCTAAATCAAACTCACTCATACAGGAACCCCAATGGAAGAAAACCGCAAATTAACAGAAGAAGCACAAAAACCGCAAGAAACCGTTGTACAAACGGAATCTGCACAGAAGGAAGAAACCCCCGAGCAAATTAACTGGAAAAAATTTAGGGAGAAACGTGAAGAAGAACGAAAAACCGCAGAAAAAAGAATCGCTGAAGAAAAAGAGCGAGCAGAAAAAGCCACAGCAGAAGCTAAAGCCCTTAAAGATGCCATTGACGCCATCATCAGTAGAGATGGAGATAACACTAACGAGCGATCCCCTGAAAATAATGGAGACGATCCAGACAGAATCGCTCAACTCGTGGCAAAAGAACTGGAACGAGTCGAAAGAGAGCGAGAGCAAAAAAGGTTGGAGCAAGAGCGTAAAGAATGGCCTCAAAGACTTGTGCGGGAAATTCCTGATTTTGACCGTGTTTGTACGACTGAAAATCTCGACTATCTGGAATACCATCACCCGGAAATAGCCGAGGCTTTTAAAGAGGCTCCAGATGGCTATAACAAATGGAAGAATGTCTATTCCGTTCTAAAGAAAATGATTCCTAATCCTTCCTCAGACAAAGACGAAAAGAGGATGGAGAGAAATCTAGCCAAGCCCCGTTCTATCTCCACGCCTGGACTGCCATCTACAGGCGATATGGCCCCCCATGTTCTGGATGACTCAAGGAAGAATTCCAACTGGAAAAGAATGCAGCAGGTTATGAGGGGAGCTTAATTAATCTTAACTCTGCGCTGATTTATATATTAAATTGATTATAAGTTGGCGCGGATAGTAACATAAAATTAGCATAACAGGGCTTAGCTAGTCCACTCTTTTTGGTTGTTCACGGGTTCACCGCCGTAGGCTGATTGTGCCATCGCCAAGCACGACAAAATTAACCTACGAAAAAAGGACAACCCATGTCAGGGATTACCAATATCAACAATATGGCGCCGGAACTGCCGCTTCAGTTTTCTGAAGATTTGCTTTCCACGCCAATGTTTAACCTG